AGGTCGGGCACGATCCACATCGGCACCCCGTCCGCGAACAGGCTGGCGATGGGGTAGCGGATCAGCTCGTCGTACTGTTCGTGCGTTTGCAGTTTGGTGATGATCTCCCCGCGGCGCCGGCGGGTCCGTCTCCCCCGTCCGATCCAGCCCGACTCACTCTCCATGCGGACGCTCACCAACTCGCTGCCGTCATCCTCGAAGGGCCAACGAGACCGGAGTTCCACGGCCAGCCCGACCCACAACCCGACGATCTCGGGCTTCAGACCGGCGCCCATGGCGTCCACCGAGAACCGCACGGCTTGCCCGGTGCGCAGCGGGAAGCGTTGCAGCCACGCCCCCTCTTCGGTCCGCACTCCCACGCCATTGTCGATATGCCCGTAGGGCGTGGCGACAGCGGGCAGGGTGATGTCGAGGGGGGTTTCGTAGGTCCCGCTGAAGTCCGTGGCGTCCGAGGTCACCTTGAGGTCCACCCCGATCCCTGCGAGGTTGTGGCCCCGATCCAAGGCGACGAAGTTGAAGGCCCGCATCCGGTCAAAGACCGACTGCACCCACCACGCGGAATTCGCGGTCGAGGCCGTGGCGTAGTCCGGTGGCGTGCGACTTCTTCGCCCGTCTCCAACCCTCCACGCCTCGTATCCGGCGGGCTCCTCCTCGGCGGAGATGACGTGGTCGGGGAACTGCCCACCGATCCCGCCGGAGAACAGGTTTTCCGCACAGACGAGGAGGGTCATCAGGGCAACAAGGGCATCGCGCCCAAGGCCGATTCCCGGTTGATGTTCGCCATCGCGCTGCGGGTGGCCAGGGGATTCCCCCGGCTATCGAGCAGTTGAATCGTGATCTGTTTTGGCCGGCGTCGTTCCAGGGCGTCAATCGTCCGCTGGAGTTTGATGATCTCCGCCCGCGACCCGTCATCGCGGACCGGGAGGGCCTTCTTCTCGCCACCGCCGAACAAGGCCCCAAGGATACCCCCGGCTGCCGCAATGCCAGCCCCGAGCAGCGGATTGCCGATGCTCACGGCCCCACCAATCCCCGCCCCCAACATGCCCACAGTCGCCCCGAAGCTCGCATCCCCCCGGATCAAACTTTCGGCGATACTGCCGAACATGTTGATCGCGGCCACGCCCGCCCGCATGGCCCCGGCCTCGCTCTCTTTCAGCGCGTCTCGATAGCGCCGTTCAGCGATCGCTCGCTCGTCCACGGCGGCGCTCGTGACCCGCATCGCCTCAAGCAGGTCGGCGTCCGATGCCACCCCGGTCCCAGGGCCACGGACGGGACTCATGGCGCCGCTCGCGGGATCCCGGCGGAAGCCCGGAGGGGTCCGAACGGGGATGGGGGCGATGCCGGGGATAAACCCCGTGGTGGGTGTGACGAACCGTGCCCCAGTCACCGCCGCGGCCGTGGCGTCCTTGAGCGCCTGATTCAACCGCTCTTGGGCCTGCGTGTGGCGGGCGGCGGCCGTCGCGGCTCGCTCATCCGCTGTCGCTTTGCCTTCCAGGGCGGCGATGTCGGCCTTGAGGGCGTCTTCCTGTATCACGAGCTCCGCGACGATGGGTGAGAACACCTTGGCGAAGCCCTCCGGGCTCAACCCCATGCGCCCCGTGGCGAAGGTCCGCTGGATGTGTTCCAATCGCGTCTGGACGCGATCCAGGCCGATTTGGAGATCTTCCAGGGGCGAGGTCGTCAGTTCCCGTTTCCGCCAGAACTCCGCCCATCCACGGATGAACTTGCCGACGACGCCACTGAACTGCTCCGTCCGGCCCAGCGATTCCAGGAAGTTGTCGTACTCTTTGCGGGCCGCGCGGATCGCCCCTTGCAATCCGACATTGGCGCCAGCCGCCGCGCCGCCGAACTCCCCGGCCAGTTCTTGGAGAATGACCCGCTGGGCCGACGCCACGTCCCCCGTCTTCGCGAAGCCGGTAATCAGGGCCACCTGTTCCGCGGAGAAGGACACCCCGACCCGGCGAAGGGCCGTCAATCCCACCAGAGGGTCATTCAGCGCCTTCCCGAGCTGGACCGCAGAACTTTTGAGATCCTGACCCAAGACCTGGCTCAGGTCGAGCGTGGCGCGCAGCGCCTCATCGAACACCTGCCCCTGCACGCGGCGGAAGGTCGCGAGGATGGCCGCGGTGTCCCGGATGGCGTCGTCGTCAAACAGCGTACTCCGAGAGAGCGCGGTGGAGAGCTGGTCGATCTGCCCGGCGGTTCGGCCAGCGGCGAAGCCGGTCGCCTTCAAGACCGATTCGAGTTTGGCTTGCGACTGTTCCCCGGCGACGGTCGCCTGGATCGTCTGGCCGAGCACCCGGTTGAGGGTATGGAACCCCACATAGCCAGCCACGAGGTTCCCGATGGTGCCCTGCAACCGCTGGAAGGCGGATTGCGCCTTGCCGGACATGCCGGTCAGGCGGTCCATCTGGCCATTCGCCTGGTCGATGCCCCGTTTCAGCGGGTTGGAATCGAAGGCAACGCCGAGGGTCACGATTTGCCGACGGGCCACTAGCTGTGCTCCTGTTTCCAGCCGTCCCAGGCGGCGAGTAGTTTGATCTCGCTATACGGCAACTGATCGATCTCCGACAGTGATTTGTGCAGCGTGTCCGTCAGGCTGAGACGGAAGCGGAGGTAGGGTCCGTCTCGACTGCGGTCTTCGCCTCCTCGTCCGTTATGGTGTCGAACATGAAGTTGACGACCTTTTGTAAGACGACGTAATCGCATTCGGTCTTGAGGTAGTGCAGGTCGCCCATCTGAAAGAGCGGTTTCCCGGTCTCGCTCTCGGCTTTGTGGATCAGGAGAATGAGGTTCCGGTCGTGGTGATCCTTCGGCTTCCGGTCCTCCACCGCCTGCATATCCGCAGGGGTCACGGGACCGAACCAGAAGACCAGGCCCCCGAGTTCGGGCATGGCGAGGGAGCGTTTAGCCCGCCGGAAGGCGGCGCGGATCTGATCGATGGGGCGACCGTTCGTCTCGGCCACAGTTCCTCCTTAGTTCCAGTCCGGCAAGACTTCACCGGAGCCTTGAAAGGTGAACGAGAAGGGACAGAGCGCCGTGCCGTCGGGGCTCCCGAAGGACAGGCCCGCCAGTTCGCCCGCGCCATACCAGATCTTCCCCGAGGCGATGCGCAGGGCGATGGCGGCGAGGGTCCCACTGGCGCTATCCAGCCCGGCGTCGATCAGTGCGGCTTGCTCCGTATCCCCGTAATCCAAGAGCGCGGTCGCCGAGCCGCGCCATGAGGCGAGCCCCCCCCTAAACGTCCGGTGGGTATCGCCTTTCACGGTGTCGTCCGCCATCTCGATCCCCACTTCATCGAGACTCCACGCCGTCAGTTCGGCCACGGATTCGGCGGTGAAGGTCACATCGGCCCCATCCGCCACGCCGCCGGCCGCGATGCCGGGGGTGAAGTCGATGTTGTTGACGGCGTTGGCCGCGGCGACGTAGAAGGGGCCGTTGGTGACGGTATGCGTGGGACTCCCGGCCTCTCCCTCGATGGTGAACGTATCCCCCACCATGACGACGCCAACCAACGAGGCGCCGTCGATGTCCATCTGGGTCGCCGTGGCAATCAGGGCGCCGTTCAACTCCGGCGTCCCCACCAGCAATCCGCCCAGGGAGAACAAACCATCCTGCCCGCGCTGCGTGCTCATGTTACGCCCAGGCGATCGTCACGGCGCCGCTCACCTTGAACACGAAGGTCAACGGACAGAGCGCCGTGCCTTCCGGCGAGCCCAGGGAGTAGGTCTGGGGAACCCCGGTGAAGGTGAAGGTCTTCCCAGCCCCCACCAGCAGCACGACCGTGACCCCGGCGCTGTTCGGCGTGCCGCTGAAATAATCCAGCACCTTCGTCTGTCCCGCATCACCGTAATCGAGCCAGCAGGTGAAGCGCGCGGACCCGCTGTTGGCGAAGCCACCCTTATTGGTCCGGTGGGTATCGCCTTTCACGGTATCGTCCGCCTGTTCGATCTCGACCCCATCGAGCGACCAATCCCGCAACTCGCCAACGGCGGTCGTATCGACGGTGGCCGATCCGTCTTGTCCCCGAAACGTGCTCATGGTCTATTCTCCGCTCGTGTTAGGTCACCACTTCTTCGACCGTGAAGCCCACGCTGATCTGATACTGCGTCCACCGGCTGCCTGCCGAAGGAATCGGCCGCGGGCCGCTCGGGGCCTGGAATCGCACGCCAGCGACCTCGACCCGATTCAGCATGTCCCGCACCGCATCGGCCGTCGCGTAGGCTGTCCCCGCGCCGGAGCCGGTTGGGGCATAGACATTGACCGCGATGAGCCCCACAATCTCGTTCCGGCCATTCTTCGTACTGATGAACCCGTCGCCCCAGATGATGTCGGGCTCGATATACGCCCCGCTCTCCGGGGGCGGCGTCGCCACGTCGGGCCAGACGATCGTGGTATTGAGTCCCGCTTCCCACTGGGTCTTGATGCGGGATTCAATGGTCTCGCGGGCCGCATCGAGATCACTGGCCACCGCTCACCTGGGCGCTCACCTGATTCCCGAGTTGTTGGGCCTCCGCCACCGTGAGCGCCACCATGAAATGGCCCTTCTGCCTGGTGTCGCCGCGTGTGGTCGCCGTGAGCACACTGCCCTGGCGCCCGTGCTCCAACACGCCGATATAGGGCACCGAGTTGGTCACGTAGACCCGTTGGCCGAGCTGCGCCTGCTGGAAGGTGCTGGCGATTTGCGGCAACGTGTTCTCGCCCGCCTCCGTCCAGGAGCGTCCCGGCATCGCGCGCCCGATTTTGGCGCGCCAGTTGCCTTGTGCACGCCCGGTCTTCCGGGGCGTGCGGCGGATGATGCGGGCGCTGACGGCCACGCCGAAGAGGCGATAGAACCGCATGGCCTCCTGGCCCACCGCGCTTTGCGCACGGGCGACTTGTTGGGCTACCGATTCGCGGGCCATCTAGGGACCTCCTCGGAGTTGGAGGTCGTAGATCACGTTCCGCGTCGGGGCCTGCTGCGTGGTGACGCGCACAATGCGAAATGTCTGGCTACCGACAAGCAGATGATCGTCGGCAACGGGGGCGGTGCTAACCTGCGTCGCGGGCAACAGGAAGCGCCGGTCGCCGGCCTGGATCTGGTCGTTCACCTCGTGCGCCTCGTACTCCACCAACACCCCCGAGACGCTGGTGTTGGTCGGCGTGTCCGTCGTCAGGCCCGTGGTTGGGCTGTAGCTCGCCCGGCTGATCGCCCGGAGCGTCGCGGCGGTCCCGTGGACCGTGGCGTAGCCCAAGAGACTCATGCGAGCACCCACCGGCGATGCGCCGCCACCGCCCGGGTCCAGAGCGGATCATCGGCGATGAGATTGGACAGGTCCCGCCGGTAAGCGCCGATGGTTTCCGAGGTCGCATCCTCCGAGCCCCGTTGGCGATAGACCTGACCGACCGCCCGCTTGATGGCGAGCTGGGCCTCCTCGGGCAGATCGGCCTGCGTGTCGTAGGTGATCTGGACGTAATTAGGCGCCCCGACAATTCCCCAGGTTCCCCCATCGCTCCGGGTCAGCCGCCGATGCCCGGCCGTGAAGGTCATGATCTCCAAGTCCGTGGTGTCCAGCGTCTCCACCGGATCGGACGGGTCGAAGCCCAGGATGGCGGATACCAGCGCGCTAATCGGGTAGTCGAGGAACACGTGCGCGGAGCCCGTGCCGTCCAGCGTCTCAATCCGATCCTCAGCCGCCGCCGTGAAGGGCGCATCCTTCCGCCCCGTCTCGCTCTCAAACAGGGCTTCCAGATGTTCCAGGAGATCGGTCAGTAGATCGTCATCGGTACTGGCCGTGACTCCGAGGAAGGTCTTGAGGTCGGTGAGACTGACGAGATCGGGCATGGCCGACCCCGCCTATCCGTGGGCCGTGGGGGCGTTCTTGTCCTCTGCCGGGGCGCGCATCTTGTTGGCCGGCGCGGCGGCCTCCTTCTCGCTCGGCAAGAGCCCCAACCGCTGGGCTTCCGCGATGGTGATCTGGTTCCCCAACGCGAACGCGGCTTCCCGGTCGCCTTTCTTCACGACCCGTTGACGATCCGCGGTCAACCAGAGGCCGCGGACCGTCACCATCGGGGCGGTGGGATCAGGGATGACGACGGTCAACGCCATGGCTTACTCAGCGTAGTGGTTGCCGGAGAACACCAAGCCCAAGGTGTTCAAATTATCCACCGTGTCGTTGTAGGACCCGGTATCGGTGGCACCCTCCAGATAGTTGCCGCAGACCAGTCCTGTCGCGGCACTCGTCGCCGACAAGAGCTTGGAATCCTCGCAGACGTTTTCCTGAATGATGCAGTGGGGCCCGCCACCGGCGAACGCCCCGAAGAGGATGCCGTAGGTGCAGTCGCGGAAATGGTTGCGCCGGATCACGAGGTTCTGCGTGGCCCCCTGCACGTAAATGCCGGAATCGAAGTCTGCGCCGACGCCCTCAAAGTCGCAGTCCTCGATGAGGCAGTTGCTCGACCCCTCGATCGCCACGCCGATGCGGTTATCGAGGCCCCACTTCGGGAAGCGGCAGTTCTTGAGCCAGACACCCCACGGGTTCGCATCCGCATTGCCACCGAGGAGCAAGGCGGCACCACCATAGAACGTCGCGTCGGTATCGCGGCTGACGAAGGCCAGCCCCTCAATGGAACATGGGACGGTAATCTGCATCGCCGGGCCATCAACGAACGCCGCGTCGGCGTAGATGCCGTTAAACTCTCCGCGGGCCAGCGGCGACATGCCATCATCGACGGCGATGATCCGCACGCCGCTCTTCGTCTGCGCGATCATCGACGTTATCTCGATCCCACCACGCGGCAGGAGAATCACGTCGCCGTTGCCAGCGACGGATGCCGCAATCGCCGCCACCAGATCCGCCTGGCTTTCGGCAACGAAAATCTGGGCCTCCTGGGCTACCCGGAGATCGCCACGCTTGAGGGAACCTTCGATCAATCCCATGTTACCAACCTCCGTTTAGTCCACGAGCACATACGACAGACAGCCGTCCACACTCACGGCGTCCGAGAGTTCCAAGTTCAAGAGCTGCCCCGCGACCGTCTGAAACCACCCCTCGGCGTTGAAGGGCAGGGTGAAGCCCGAATTGACCGCCAGCGTCATCTGGCCGGTCAACGCCGTGCCACCCGCGTTGGACTCAAACCGCGTCGTGACGGTGCCCGCGCTCACCAGAAAGAGCGAGAGCACCCGAATCCGCTTCGCGGCCACCAGGGCGACGAGGGTGTTGTCGCCGCTAGCCGCTACGTCAATCGCCGCGTACTGGACTTCCGAGCCGACCATCTAGATGCCTGTCACCGTGCAGAACGCCGCGCCGCGGTAACTGACGAAGGCCACCCGCAGGCCCGCGCGAATCGTCCGCTCGCCTTCGATGAACTGCGTGCTGACGTAGCCGACCTGAATCTCCACGCCGCGCCGTTCGTAGAGCGCGCAGAAGTTGGCGAAATCCCCGACCAACCCCGTGCCCTCGCTCAGGGCGTCCGACTGCACCACGCGATTCCCCCAGAGCCGCTCCGGCCCCGCCTCGGAGGGCGAGCCGAAGATGTAGATGCCGTCCGCCGTCCGAAGCAACCGGACATCGCGCCAGTCGTTCGGATGGACCACAAAGGCATTGGGGAACGCGCGCCCGGTGACCCGGACCAACACCATGGCCTTGTAGACCGCATCCGGGACCGGATCGGCCCCCTTGGCCTGGGTCTGCAAGCCGGTGTTCCCGTCGTCGGTCAGACCCGTGAGGTTCGGGGCGACGCCGTCACCTACCAGCACTTGCGAATCGAGCCGCTGGCGGATACCGAACGTGAGCCGCTGGTTCAAGTAGCCCTCGACGCCGGCCACGTCCTCCAGCTGCTCGTCCGTCACGGTCACGGAGTCCCCGATGCTGCGGACGGTCGAGCTCTGCTGGGTCAGGATGAACGTGGACTCGGCGTAGGCCGCGCCCTCCGTCCGTTCGGCCGCAGAGTGGGTGCGGGTCGTCTCCTCCATGTAGACGACAGCCGCCATGCCGGTGGGGTGGGTCGGGATGAGATCCAACACCTGGATGGGGCGGGTCGGTTCCTCGATCACCAGCCCCGGAATCCGGGTGGACTCCGGCGCCCAGCCGCTCGAGGTCGTCATCAGGGCCTTCAAGCCGAACCCTTCATCCAGACACCCACTCGGGCTCTTGGTCGCCCGCCAGTCCTTCATGGCCCGGGAGTTGGTAATCACCGAGCCCAAGGTCGAGCGCTCCTTCCGATCCGAGTCCGCGCCGGGCAGGGGCGGGAGGTGGGCGGGTCGCTTTCGTTCCGCCTCGCCCGCTTTCGCCCGCTGGCCGATCTCGTCCAGGTCGCGGAGGCGTTCGTACTCCTTGGCCTCGGCTTCCATCTGCTTGTTGAGCTCCTGGACCTTCTCCACGGCGCCCTTGGAATCCTTGTGGCCGGTGAGCTTCAGCACCTCGGCGGCGTTGAAGTCCAGATTTTCCCCCGCGGCGGTGTAGATGTCCGCGACGGTTTTCTGGGTGGCGGCCAGCTTCTCGTAGGCGTCCCGAACGGCCTTCGTGGGTTGGTACGGCATCTGTGGCTCCGGTTTGGGCGCCGGAGTGACACGCAACAGCAGACGGGCCAGCCCGGCGCGAGGTTCGCGCAACGGTACTGGCCCGTCAGAAGAGCCGCCGAATTGTGAGACTACACTACCGCATTAGGCCCCGTCGGTCAAGGGCCGGTAGAGGTTGACCCACCCGCACTTACACCGCATGGCGATCCGGGGCGGCGGGATCAACGCCCGATCTCGGGCCTGCTTGAACACGCCCACGAACTCCAACGGCCCCGGCGCTTCCCCGATGAAGTACGAACACCGATGACAGCGACAGACAACCATGGGCGGGGCGGGAACCGGCAGGGCGGCCTGGGTCACGCCACCGCCTTGTCAATCGCGGCCTTGTACCGCTGGCACCACTCCTGAAACGTGGCCGCCCCGCCGGCATCGCGGAGCTTCACCACGGCCGCCTTGGCCGCGTCCAGCTTCGCGCCCTTGTAGGTGTTGAGGTAGCCCATGACGATCGCGTTCAAGTCCGGGTCGCGGATCAGGGGCTTCCCGCCAGCGGGTTGGACGTTCGCGATCGCGTCCGCGGTCGGTGAACTAGTGGTCATGGATTGATCTCCGGGTGAAAGAGGAGTCGCGCCCGGGTCTGCTCGAACCGGGCCAGTTCCTTGAGCGCCGCGTCGTGGACCGCGCCCGCATCCGCCTTCGGCGCGGGCGTCACGGGTGCCACCGTCTTGACCACTACTGTCCGGGTATCAATGCCGGCACCCTTCAAGACGGGGGAGGCTTCATGGACCTGCTGTTTCGCGAGCACCCGCCGCGCACCAGCTTGCAATTCCGGTGGGAGGTCTTCCACTTTGCCGGTCTCGAGCACATCGTAACCGTAGCTCCACTCCTGTTTGGCTCCGAGACGCTTGGCGACCGCGTAATGGTCCTTGCCAGCGGTCGTGTCGAGAAAGAACTCGCCGACGATCCGGGCGTCCCTCTCGGTGCTCTTGAGCACCCCCTTGCCCACAGGTAGCTCGCCCATCCAGGAGCCGTGCCCGTAGGCGCTCACGATGACCTCCGCGCCCTCCTCAAAGGCCCCGGGCAACGTCACGTCGCCGTCCAGGTCCACGACGTTGAAGGTGGCAATCACGGCCTCAAACTGGCCGGCGTCCCCCACCTTCACCTGGGCGGTCACCGCCTTGCGCTGACCCGCGGCCGGTAGTTCCAGTTGTGCGCCCATCTTGCCGTCCTCCTCGTGCCGTCGCCATTGGGTCATGCAGACGGCGACTCGTTGATCCTGCTCCGGGAACTCCTCCATCATACTCTCGTGACCCATGCAACGGCCCATGAAGTCGCTTTGGGATTCGCTGCTGGTCGGTTCGGGCATTGGCATAGCTACCGTCCTGCGCCGAGAAGGTTGAGACTCCCAATGGGGGCGATGAACACGCCGCCAACGGCTCGTCCGATGACCGTGGCCTGGCCGACCGCCGCACCCTCAGCGAGCACGCAGGCGGAAGCAACCCCGCTGGACTCCGCGGCCCCTATAGCCGCTCCCACGGCCACGCTGAGCGCCGCCGCCACGCCGCTTACGCTCGCGGTCGCCTCGCTTGCTCCGTCACTCAGCCAGAACGCTACCGCCATGCCGTTCGCGCTGGCGACTCCGGCACTTGCGCCGTCCGCTTCGATGATCGTCCCGCCGGCGGCGTCCTCTCCCTCGCCGGTGACGACAGCCGTCCCGACCGCCGCCCCTTCACTAAGTGCCACAACGGAGGCGGAGCCCGTGACCACGGCCACGGCGGAGACCGCACCATCCGCCGTCGCCGTTCCCGCGCCGATCCCATTGACGCTCGCACCCGCGGCAACCGCGCCCACACCCAGCCAGATCGCGGCGGCGATGGCCGCGACCGTGGCCGCGCCGGACGACGCGCCATCGGCCTCTACGATGCTGGAGGCAGAATAGTCCACCACCACCCGGATGTAGTCCCACTCCCAGGTGTTCGAGGTCGCATTGTTCCCGTTGCGACCCCGAACGCGCGTCTTGAAGTTGGCGTCCAAGAGGTCGTCGCGGGTCCAGCTCCCGCCGCCTGGGCGGGCATAGGCCGCGTAAACACGCGCCGTCAGCGTCGTCGGCTCCAAGTTGTCGCTATTGACCGCGCCCGCGACACCCCCGACGTAGGCCAGGTTCTCCAGGAAACAGACATTCCCGGTGCCCTGCACCCGGTGCTCGACCTCGATGGCCACGCTGTTGATCGTGGCCCCGGCGGGAATCACGGAATCGAAGTCGTAGCCCGCCTGCTCCCGGTCGTCCTGGGAGTTTTTGGTCGTGCCCCGCGTGATCGCCGCGACGGCACCGTCATCCGCCTGCACATTGGTCGGATCAACCCACGTCCCGGACACCGCCGTGTCCGTCGTCGGGTACTGCGTGACCAATGTCATAAGAGCGGGCTATCCCGGAACAGGAAGCCGCGGCAGGTATGCCGGTGGCGGTCCAGTTCGTTGGTCAGCACCGGCAGGCGACCAAGCGAGATGATGAACCAGAGGACGTGTAGGTCGAGATAGGGACGCCGCAAATCGAGATGGGCGCCCACCGAGAGATAGGCGCCCGCGTAGAACTGCACCGCCCACCACGGGCCCCAGACCAGCCAGACCTTGCGATGGAGGCGCATCAATCCTCGGTGATGGTGCTCGTGCTCTTGTACCGAGGAATGACCCCCTCGGCCATCGTGATGTTCGGCGTCATCGTGCCCTTGTACAGCAGCTTCCCCGCGCCGCTGGCCGTGTTCACGATGCCGTGATAGGTGATGGGGCCTCCAGGCGTGGCGCCGCACTCCGGGAAGTCCACGTTAGCAGCCGGGCTCACCGAATTGCCGCTCACCACGAATCCCGCGCCCGAGCGCGCCACGGCTTGCCGGGCATAGTTGGTGTACGCCGTCTCGTTCGTGACCGCCGTTCCAACCTCACCGGGGTCCGCCGTATGGAGGGAGACGTACAGGCTCCCCGGCGTCACCGAACCGAGGATGCCCCCGGCGTCCCCGATGTTGGCGATGTCCGTGTTGTTGAAGATCAACAACAGGAGATCGTTTTCGAAGGTATCGGACTTGCTCATAACTACCTCACAGGGTGCAAGAGGCCATGTTACTCCTCAACCGGCGGCGTGGGCGGCACATGCTCCGCCTCACCGCTGGCCGAGAGCTGAATCACATTGACCGGCTGGACGTAGATGTCATGGGTCGCGTCCGCGTCCCGGCCCGTCTCGCGGCGCGCTTCGCCCACCGTAATCATCCGGGAGAGTAAGTCTTTCCGTACCCGGTCGTGGCGCTCATTCTGGTCTTCCCACAGCGCCGGCACGCGGGTGAGGTCAAAGGCCACACGGGTTGAGGTGGTCCGCGCCTCGAAGTCCGGGAGCAGGGTGCGCTGAATCTCATCCGCCACGATGGTCTGCAAGGGGATCATGCCATCCGTCCAGGCCATCCGGCGCATCTCCTTCATCGTGGCCCCAACTTTCGTCTGTTGGAGACCCGTGCCGAACCCCACCACAGCGGCCGGAATCCCCAAGGCCGCGCACACCCGCTCTTCGGCGATGTCCCGGACCGGGCTGACATCCATGCCCTGCATCTGATATTGCAGCAGATGCACGTCCGTGGGCGCCCCCAAGGCCAGCGGTTTCCCCCGCTGATCGCCCGTAAACCGCTCTTCGAGGTACGCTTTCACCTCTTTCACGGCATCTTTGTTCGCGGTTTGGCCTTTTTCTTTGGGCGAAATGATGATGCCAATGATCCCCAGGTTCTTGAGGATGGCCGCCATAAAAGCGGCAGCTTGATCGTCGGTGTAGATGTCCCGCGTGAGGGCTCCCAACGGGGAGAGCCCGAGCCGCGAGTTCTCGGGGTCCAGCCCGAAGCGGAAATGGACCACATCGCGGACATCAACCGGTGTGGCGGGCGAGCGACCGCCGCGCGGGCGATAGTCGTAGTGGTCCACGTAGATCTTGCCGTCCTGTGGCCACTTGGGTTCCATGAGCGCCCGCGGCACCCACCATAGTTGGATCACCTCATCGGCGAGATTGCGAATCTTCAACCAGTAGGCGTTCCCGAAGGCCAGGTCCAACACCGTGGCCATCCAGAGCGTGACCCCGGAATAGAACGGGTTCGGGGTCTGGAGCCGCCGCACGAGTTCGTGATCCACGTCGGCCGACCATTGCCCCTTCCGTTTCCGCTCCACGATCGGCGGGGCCTGAATGAAGTTCCGCATCAGCCAGTTGAGCGGGGCCGCGAGGACCGAGGACCCCAGCCCGTCACCGACCGCCTGCTTGTAGTCGATCGTCGTCCCCGGCATCAACGTGACGGTGTTGCTCAGGGTCCCGAAGAACACCGACTGCGCCCCATCGTGCACCATCTGGCGCAATGCTGCCTTTTGACCATTCCCACCGGGACGGAGGAAGGCGGGCACGAAGCGGGAAAGGGAGAGATTCACACGGGTCTCCAGTCGTTGGCCTCGCTGAGATTGCGGATCACGAGATCGTGCGCGATGACGCCCGCGACGGCCAGGTCAATCCGCCGGACGGAGTCCCGATGGTCCTTCGTGATCCGCGGTCCCCGGCCGTCGATCTTCACGACGGCATTGGCGATGTGCCGAGCGAGCCGAGGGTCTCCATCCTGCGTCAGACGTTCCGTCGTCACCGCATCGTAGAACTGCCCGCACGCCGGGACCATGTGCGAGGGTTGATGGCTGGGCCACTCGATGACGGGGAAGCCCTCATCCTGCAAGACTGCCAGGGAGCGCTGCCACCGGAAGGGGTCGCAGCCGATCTGCACGACATTCCACTTCGCGCAGGCGTCCCGGATCGCCTGCTCCACGCCCAGGATGTCTACGCGCCACTCCTTGTCCTCCGCATCCTTCTCCCATGCTCCGATGACGAATACGTGCGGCTTCGCGTCGAGAGTAGCCCCCACGATGCCCGTCGAGTCGCCGGCATAGGACCCGTCGAACCCGAGCACGATATCAGCGCCCTCCGGTGGTTGTGCCTGTTCCGGTCGGGCGAGCTTCTCCCATGTGCCTTCTGGCAGCCACCGTTCCGGGGCCGAGACCCACTGATTCAAGTGGTAGCGGCGGAACTCGAACTCCGACATATGCGCCCGATCAGCCAGGACGTTCTCCAGGGAGAGGAAGGCCCCGATCGCCGGATTCGCTTCGAGCACCGCGGCGGTGACCGCTCCATCGTCGGAGAGCTGGACATCCTGGTCGGAGGCTTCCCACCATTCAAAGAGCGTCGTGGGGTCGTTTCCCTGTTTCCCTTCGAGGTACATGGCCCCAAGGAGTGATTGCAGGTTCCAGCCGGCCGTCGAGATCACCAGCTCCCACGCATCCCGCCGTTTCGCCCGGCCCTTCGAGAGCACGACATAGACCCGCGCCTTGCACGCACCCACATGCTTGCCGCCTGGCATCCCACAGGTACATTCCCACTCGTGCAGCTCATCCGCGACCACGAACGTGGGCCGTTTGCCGTCGTTCGTGCCGGCCTTCGCCGCCACGCGGTACAGGCGCCCACCGCCACGCTTGGGCAGAATCTCCGTATCGTAGAGGTCGAAGAATTCCCGGAGCGGGCCTTCCCGGAGCATCGTGCCGGCCGCCCCGAACAACAGATCCGCTTGCTCGAAGCTCGCGGCCGCCACGGGGATGTCGGGTGAAGTCCGTCGCGCCCCAATCGGGCGGCCCCGCGCGTCGAATCCCGCGCAGACCACCGGGCCCCCCAGTTCAGCGTCCGCGATCGCGGCCGCAATCTCCGTCTTGCCATTCCCCGAAGGCATCCCCCAGATGGCTCGCCGGTACCGCCGCTGGCCATCCGGCCGCAGCTCATAGGCGCGCCAGATAAACGCCTTCTCGAAGCGATGAAGCCGGAAGGGCTTGCCCAGGAGGTCCCCTTCGGCATGGACGAGATTCGCCTCCATCCAGCGGCAGACCTGTGGCCCCAAGGTCGGGGCCAGATCAGGCGCCTTACTGGATGGCGCGGAGCCGCGGATCGTCTTGGTCGTCATCGTCCTCTTCTGAGGTCCGGTTGATGTCGTCTAACGTCCGGCCTGGGGTGGTGAGCGCTGCCCCCAATCGCAACAGGGCTTGCGGGGAGACCCCAAGACTCGCTTCCAACGCCCGGATCTCCTGATCACAGGCATCGATGTACTTCAACAATGGATGCTGGACGGGCTGACCCTGGGACCCCTTCGCCACCCGGCCCTGTTTCCGCACCGTCCGGTAGGCCCGCTCCCGTTCGTCGCGCCGGATGAACAGCCGCTCCACGATGGGCCGGTGCTCCGGTTTCGTGAGCTGCGCCGCCTCGGATTGCCAGTATGCCTCCCAGCTCTCGACCGTCACCCGCAACAGGTTCTTCGGCACCGTGGGAATCTCACCAACCGCCGATAACACCAACCCTGGCCGCTGGTTGCGCCGCTGGCGTCGATCGTCCGCTTTCGGTAATGGTCCCCGTGCGCCCAAAAATTCCTCCAGTTCCTACGCCAAGGGAAACCCGTACAGGCCGGAAGTCGAG